AGCGGGAAACATCTTCAATGAATACAGTTAGTTATGTACGATATTCACAAAGTTATCCACAAGGACAATATGCCGAAACGTGGACTCGCGCCTAAGATTCGCGCCATCAAAGATAAGTATCCGCATCTCTCGAATGGGGCGATAGCAAGGAAGGTTGATTGTTCGCCTCAGAATGTGTCGGCCGTTCTTGCTGCTTATCGTGAGGGGATAACGGATGCTGAATTACAGGCTTACCAGTCGAATCGTGGGGATATCATGGACGCGATTGGAGCGCGTGCGTTACTACACATCACAAACGACAAGCTAGCAAAAGCCTCACCAGCGGAGCTAACTACTGTGATGGGCATACTTTACGACAAGTCTAGACTCGAACGCGGCCAAGCTACTGGCATCAATGTGAACGTGTTGATGGATGTCGCTCAAGCTATCCGCGACAGGCAACGCAACGTGCCTAACACTAACAAAATGTTAGCGATAGACGCGGATGAGCCTGCTTTTTAGGGTGACCCCGTGTCCCCCATACGGGCGGCCGGGGGTTGTGCGCATACTAAGGCGCTCAAACAATTTTCCCGCAAAAGGCTATTGACATATGATGACGATAATAATAATATAATTTACATGAACGAGTGCTTGAGGTGCGGGTACGAGTGGAAGCCAAGATGTGAGGAAAGGGTAAAGCAGTGTCCGCAATGCAAGAGCCCATCATGGGATAAACCAAAGGCATCCGCGAAAGAGGCGGAACAGGCCCATGCGGATGTAGCTAGGGAAATAAGGAGCGGAAGGCTTGCCCCTCAACCATGTGAGGTTTGTGGAGAGAAGGCGATTGCTCATCATGACGATTATTCAAAACCTCTGGAGGTGAAGTGGCTATGCCATAAGCATCACAGGGAGAGACATGTGAACGTCTGTGGAGTTTTGATGCAGGCCGGTATCAACTTACGCCACATCTCGGCGGAACTTCACCAAAAGCTAAACGTGCGGGCAGCCACCGAGAAGGTGACGCTCGAATCGTTATGCGTCCGGTTTCTGTGGCAGGGGTTGGACCAACCAGGAGGACCAGATGGCATTAGCGAAGTGGCTGACAATGACCCCAAAGGAGCGACGGGACGAAAAGGGAAGCGAGCCCCCGTGCCCGTTCTGCAAAAGGCCAAGGGCGACAAGAAGCGACTACATCCGGTGCAACCCGTGCGGGGTGAATTGGAGCAAGGGGGACGACATCAACAGGGACCCTCGCATGACGGGCATCAAACCTATCCAGCCGGAGACCAGCAATGGTGCTCTACCTGCCAACTCTACTTCGAGGTTTGACCGATGAAAAACTTTATCGCTGGATGCGCCTGGGTTGCTCTCGCCTGTCTGATCGGGTGCGCGTGCCTCCTGAGAGCTCAATCTCCAACGCGCGGCTTCTGGGTGGAGGAGCCCTCAATGAATGAGCTCCAGTACCGAACTGGCGAGCCCGTAGCGACCTGCGCGGCCATTGGAATCGCTGAGGATGGCTGGTTCTACGTCGACATCGTCCGGCCTCGCCAAGAGGAGAAGATCCAGTCGGTGGAGTTCAACACCCTCGATGGGGCTAAGGCCTTCGTTGAGCGGCAGTGCAGGTAGACTGAACCTATGGCTCGTAAAGTAGAAGCTCCGAAGATCGATCTCCTGGATGGCTACACGCCCGAGGACCCCAAATCCTTGGACGAGGTCCAGGAGCGGATCATCGAGAGCCTCTCGCTCTTCTACCTCACGATGAACCCCAAGCAGGAGGAGTTCATCCGCATCAAGAACAAACGCGGTCGCACTCCCAAGACCCGCCTCTTCGAGGCTGGCAACCAGGGAGGCAAGACCACGATTGGTGTCGCCGAGGATGTAGCGCACGCGATGGGCTTCCGGCCGTGGCTGGACAAGGACGACCCCGACTACAAGATCTCCGTCAAAGTCCCCAACCAGGGGATCGTCGGTTGCGAGGTCGCCGGTCAGGTCTTGAAGGCCAACATCGAGCCGCTCTTCCTCAAGTTCATCCCCAAGTTCTGTGACCCAAAGATCGACCGCTACTCGGATGGGTCGATCAAATCTCTCACCCTGACCTACGACTACAACGGAAACTATTGCGGCTCGACCATCCACTTCCGGTCGTACGTGCAACCCGCTGATTCGTACGAGGGCATCGTAGTCGACTGGCTGCACTGGGACGAGCCCCCGCCGCGCCCTATCCTCAACGCTGCCGAGCGTGGCAAGATGAGCACCAATGCCCCGTCCTGGCTCACTATGACCCCATTGAAGGAGCCCTACATTTATGACATCTTTACGCTCAACGCTTTCAACAATGGTGGCGAGGATCAGGAGATCGCTGTCTTTCGTGGTGCGGTTTGGGAGAACTGCCAAGACTGGTGCCGCGCGTGCGATGTCACTATTCCAGAGAATGATCCCGAAAGACTGGACGCTGGAATTCTACGTCCCATCAACAACTGCCCCTCCTGTCACCGAGTCATGGGGTTCATGCCTCGCGCCGGAATCGACAACTATCTCAAAAAGATCACTGACCCCGACGAGCGGGAGGCCCGCGAAGAGGGAAAGTGGAAGCACCTCTCTGGTCTCGTCTACAAAGAACTCGACCGCGAGAAGCACCTCTACGAAGACTTTGACATCCCCAACGACTGGATGCGTATCGAAGTCGTCGACCCCCACGACGCCCGGCCGACCCGCTGGATCTTCGGAGCCGTCAGCCCCGAAGAAATCCAAATCAACGGCAAAACGGTCAACCGGATCTACTGGTACACGTACCTCCTCGCCAAAGGCAACATCGACGCGATTGCGAAACAAGTCAAAGTAAGACGAGCCGAGTACGGCTACCGCGAACCTGCTATGGTCATCATTGATGCGAAGTTCGGGGCAGCGCATAAGCCTAGCCATGGAGAGATCCAAACTTCGTGGGAGGAGGAGCTAGACAAATGTGGAATAAAACACATCATCCTCTCGCATTCGGCGGCTGGGGATATTGCTTTAGGACACAAAATGGTGAAGGAATACTTACAGCCACACTATTCAACGATCAAAGACAAGTCATTTCCCGGCATGTTGTTTGCAACCAATGGGTGTGCGGGGGAGCGTGGACCGATATACGACATGTTCCACTACCAGTGGAAACTGGGGACCGACAAGCCTGAAGAGGCTTACAAGGACGCCTGCGATTGCATCCGCTACGCTGCGCTTGAACAGCCGCAGTACAAACCGCCCGTCCCTGAAATCGATCAGGAGTTCGCCCGCATGATTCTAAGTCGTCAACCGAAGGATGATAATGGCGGCTTGTATCATGGGATGACAATCAAGAGGTAAGTATGATTCGCAAGGTGAGTTACTCGGAACTTTTTATGAACGAGTCGTTTCAGGATCTCGTTGAGCAGTACGGCGAGGAGTGCTCTTCGCTTGGTTCACCGAACCCTGATCCACTACTTTACGCCATCCTTGAGAAGTCGGGGGGGTTCCAAGCCTTCGGGGTTTACGACGGAGGAAGGCTCATTGGATTTGGATCAGTCCTCGTTTATGTCTTACCGCATTTCGGTCGGAAGATCGCGAGCAGCGAGAGCGTTTTCATCTCGAAGGAAAATCGTAAGAGCTGGCTCGGCATCGACCTGCTTGACGAGATGAAGGATTATGCGAAAGAGAGGGAGTGCGAGAAGTTTCTATGGAGCGCCCCGGTCGGGAGTCACTTCGACCAACTCCTGAGCGTGTTGTATCCTCACATCAACAACGTCTACATGATGGACCTCCAATGAGCGAGATCGTCAAATTCAATAATTCGCTACCTGCCACCTCGCCTGAGAATGTCGCCAAGATAAAATTGGCTGAGGAGATCATCCGTGGACGATCCCAAATCGAGTTCTGCACCGAGCACGTATTCCATGCGGGTATGTATGCCCGAACAGTTAGAATTGCGGCTCACGTTGTCTTCACCTCAGTCCTTATCAAGCTCCCAACTCTTCTCATTTCTCAAGGAAGTTACGAAGTCCTTTCGGGAGACCATTGGGTCAGGTACGACGGCTATAACGTGCTATGTGGATCAGCAGGACGAAAGCAAATCTACCGAACTCTAACCGAGATCGAATTGACCATGATCTTCCCAAGCGAGGCCAGCTCCGTGGAGGATGCTGAAAGAGAATTCACCGACGAGTCGGAAATCCTTCTTTCGCATAAGCTGGAAAATGATATTGTTGTGAGTGGGGTGCCAGCATGTCGGGAATAGCAACGGGTACGGCGCTGTTGATCTCGGCGGGAGTTGGACTGGCCGCGACAGGGGCCAGCATCGGCTACGAGGCTTCGCAGGGTGGAGGCCCCAAAGCCCCGACACAGCAGCAGGACGCAACCCAGCAAGCGAATGCTGCCACGGCTGCTGCTAAGGCCCAGGCAGAAGCTCTTACGAAGCGTAGGGGTATGGCCTCTACGATCCTCTCCAGTCCGCTAGGGACATCCGGCACGGCCAACGTGCAGAAAACGACACTGGGATAAATGGCATATCCAATTGGCTCGCGCAGGATGGGATCAAATTACTACAACTCTACGGGGTACTCTCCGTCGACGCTGGGTAATGCCGAAGACTCCGAGGAGCGTGCGAAGGACCTCCAGAAGTATTTGAACGTTCTGGCGCAGCAGCGGCTTCCGTGGGAGCCGATGATCGACAACATCATCATGTATGTGAATCATGGTCGCCGCTTCGTGCAGGACTGGGACCAGTATCCGGGAATGCAGACCGGTCAAGAGGTCTACGACGACTCGGCCA